GAGGGTAAGTTACAATCAACAACCTTCAGAGCATTCGATCCTACACAGGAAGAAGAAACTTACAGTATGATTACAGCTAACAGATTCTGGTCACAGATATTTGGTATTGCTTTCTCTAACAAAAGATTCTTACACTTCCTTATGTTATTCGTACCTGTCATGGGTATGTGGACATCATCTATAGGTATCGTAGGTCTAGCACTTAACTTAAGAGCATACGACTTTGTATCTCAAGAGATAAGAGCAGCAGAAGACCCAGAGTTCGAGACTTTCTATACAAAGAACATTCTTTTAAACGAAGGTATGAGAGCATGGATGTCATCTGTTGACCAACCTCATGAGAACTTTGTGTTCCCAGAAGAGGTATTACCAAGAGGTAATGCATTATAAATATTCTCGTTCGAGATAAATAGAGGGGATAAAACCCCTCTTTTTTTGTGTCTTATTATTATCCAGAAGGGTATTTTGGACCGATATGTGATTCGGAAATAAACCCATCATCGCCACCAGTATATGTTCCTCCAACAGAAGCGGTTGAAGAGGAGAGGATTCTGGCACTTGATGGTAATCCTTTTGACGAGACATACTTCAATCAATATTTTCCAAACACACCACAGTTTGATAAAAAGTTATGTAAGTTTGATGCGAATGGTGTACCCTTTGATTGCATCAATGTATATACAAAAGCATATCCAACTGACGGTATAGATTTTCGTGCTGAAAAGTTTGGTAGGTTCAGTCCTGTGCTACCAATAATAACTGTAGATGAAAACTCTTGTTTACCATTTGATCAAGATATTAATATCAGACCTATCACTAGATTTAATTCAGACGGAAGTACGACAACTTATACTAGAACACAGAGATCAATACCTGTAACCTTTCCTGTCTATGATGAGGCACTATGGAGTGCAGAGGCAAATAAGTATGCTGTATGGGTTGATAACTCACAGTGCAGACGAGCAGGTGTGATGCAGACAGTGACGTACACTATTCCTATACCTGCAACTGACACCTATACAATCACTGGTGGTGCTGATAATACTATGAGAATATATCTGAACAACTCTACATCTGCATTATCAAACTTTGATCCTGCCATTGGTGGTATGTTTACAAGTGGAAGTTATACTACACCATACTCAAACACAGTGTCATTGAACGCAGGAACTTTAACAATGATTGTTCAGTGCACCAATGATGCAGGTGGTACTAACTATAGTGACAATCCAGGTGGATGGTATATAAAAATCTGTAGAGGTAGTGCGTGCTATGAACAAACAACAGCATCATGGGTGAGAGCAGGACCACACCAGTCATGGCCAACGTTCATGAATACTTATGCTGCATTTCCATCTAACACAAATCCTACATCAGGGTCAGCACAGACTACATCAATCTCTATCAATGTAACTACAGCAGGTAACTATGTTCTGGAAGTTGCTGCGGATAGCACAGCATCTTTCACATGGGATGGCACAAGCGTGGGATCAGTGTCTAGCACTACAACTTCGAGTATAAATATTAATGGAGTAACTACAGGTCCTCACACGTTAGGCATCAGCGTAACTAACAATGCACCTGCATCGGGGACAGCAGACACATGGGCAAATAATCCAGGTGGAGTAGCATATACATTGAAACTAGGTAGTACGATAGTCTCGACATCACTAGACCTTGTATCAAACACTACGACATCAAGCAATCTAATATGGCATACTAGATTAGGAACTGGGTACGCAGTAACAGCAACGTAATGGAACTACCAAAGATTAAAAACGAAGATCTACCTGATAAACTAAAAGAGATATTGGGTGAAGAGGATGCAGAGTTTGATGCGATAGTAGATCCTGCAGATATTGTTGATGTGCACTTAGACCTAGATGAATACTATAGAGAACGAACAGAGACCGCACAAATGCTTTTAGAATCCAGAGAAAAACTAGAACAAATCCGACATGACTTTAAACGACACCTTAAAACAGTGCAAGAAAATAATTAAAGCACGCAAGAAGAATAAGAAACTCTACACTAAAGCAGATATTGCTTATGTGAAGATGATCAGAGATCAAGAAAAGAAAACACTTGACATTAAGTAAATATTAAGATATACTATATACTATTACACATAACAAAGGGATCGAAAGATCGTGCCCCTACGGAGTGTAAGAATCTTTATGTCGAAAGATTTACCATCCGCAGGGGTTTTCCTTGCGAGAAAACAAAAACAAAAATGATCAAATCAACAATCGCAGCAGTAGCTGCAACTCCTCTTCTATTCTCTGGTGCTGCGTTTGCAGGTCCTTACGTTAACGTAGAAGCAAATGGTTCATATCCAGATGGAACATATACATCAGGTAATATTGAGTTCCAAGTTGGATACGAGGGAACAACTCCAAACGGAATCTCATGGTATGTATCAGGTGGTCCAACAGTTCAGCACACAGAGTCTGCTGATGAGTTTGGCGACGTTGAACTTGCAGGTTACTTAGGTGGTTCTAAGGGACTTACAGAGAAAACATCTGTATACGGAGAGATCTATGGTGCAACTAACGTTGATGACGTAGACTGGTCTGGAAAGGCAGGACTTAGATACACATTCTAAACCTTAATATATAAGGTAGACCTAGGGGACGCAAGTCCCCTTTTTTCATTCAACACTACTATGAACTTTGCTGTTTACACAAGAGACGGTTGCCCATACTGCACACAAATCAAGCAGGTACTGGAGGGTAAGGGATATAACTTCAGAGAATATAAACTGGGGGTTGACTTTCAGAGAGAAGCATTCTATAATCAATTTGGACACGGTTCAACTTTTCCCCAAGTTGTATTAAACTCAACTAACCTAGGGGGTTGCACTGATACGGTCCGATATTTAAAAGAACAAAACCTCTTGTAATGGAAGAATTCTATGATCTTGTTGAACGAGCAGTTGATACTGCCTTTGAAGAAAACAAATTTTACTTTAAGGCATACGATTATCTGTTAGCTAACAAGATCAAAAGAAAACAAATCACAGAGTTCATTGAATCTGGCACTGCTGTTAGTCTAGGAAATCTAGTTGATGACCTAGAAGGATACATCAAAGGTGGCAAGAAGAATGAATATCTGCGTGAAGCGTATGGTCATCTAGGTAAACCTAGAGCACGAAAGATAAAGGAATATGTCTATGGCATCCTAAAAGATGCGTGGACTTACGAATTATTTAAGAGACCAGGCAGAAAGAAACGGACTAAATAATATTAGTTCACACATAGGAGGTTGGTTTCCAAAGTAAACATTAACCAAAGGGGGAACCAATGCTAATAGCACTAGCAGTTCTAGTTACTATCGGAGCATTCTTATTAGGAATCACGATAGCATGGTTGGCAAAAGGATATGTAGAAGACTACATTGAAAATGCTGCCTACGCAAAGTCAGTCACTCATCCAGAAATGTTCGATGAAGATGGCAATATGGTACATGATGAACTCATGTATATCAGACCTACATCACCATGGGATTTACCTGTTGAGGACGAAGACGACGAAGACTGATTTCATTATCAAACATTATGGCAACACGAAACATGGATAACAGTAACCCTAGGTTGCTGTTGAGTGAGATACTAAGGAAAGTATCTAACGCAAAAACTAAGAAGGAAAAGATCGCACTCCTTCACAAACACAACTCTCAAGCATTACGTTCTATATTGATATGGAACTTTGATGATAAGGTTGTCTCTGCTGTGCCAGAGGGTGAAGTACCATATACACCCAATGATGCACCTGTAGGGACAGACCACACTAGATTAGAACAAGAGTATAGAGGTCTCTATCGTTTTATAAAAGGCGGTGCAGATAGTATTCCTAATCTAAAGAGAGAGTCATTGTTTGTTCAACTACTAGAAGGATTGTCTGCTGAAGAAGCAGAACTTGTTTGTCTGGTAAAAGATAAGACTCTAGCTACCAAGTACAAGAGGATTACCAAAGCGGTTATCTCAGAAGCATTTCCACAAATCAAGTGGGGTATCAACAGAAGTAAATGAAGGTCATTAAAGAAAACTGTGATCCAAAAGATGCACAGGACACATCACTACCATACACTGCCTATCTCGTAGAGTATAAGGTAGATGGTAAAGAACGTTATGATATTTCTATTGCTCAGAAGGCAGTAGATCTTTTTGATTATTACTATGATCTATACAAAAAAGACTTCGTAAAGTTTACCCAAGCAGCAGGTAGAGTCGCACCTAATATGTGGCAGAACCCTGCAGAGAAACCAAAGAAACCTGCAAAACAACAAAAACCTAATCGTTATAGATGAGCGTAACATTAATTTCTGTGACTCCCGATGCTGAAAAGACCATCGGGTATGTTGCTCGTGTGAGCAATCCTAATAATCAAGACAACCCTAAAGTTGCAGGGTTACTTAAGTATTGTATCAAGCATCAACACTGGTCAATATTTGAGCAAGCAAGTATGACCTTGCAGATTGAAACTACTCGTGCCATAGCAGCACAGATATTAAGACATAGATCATTTACATTCCAAGAGTTTAGTCAGAGATATGCAGACTCATCTATGCTAGGGGAACAGATTCCTATGATAGATTTGCGTAGACAGGACGATAAGAATAGACAGAATAGTATAGATGATATCGATCCTTTTGTTAAACAAGAGTTGGAAGTTGATATCAAAAAACATTTTGATGAGGGAATGAAGTTATATAAAAAGATGTTGGGATTGACCATTGCGAAAGAGTGTGCTAGAATGGTTCTACCTTTAGCAACACCTACCAGAATCTATATGACTGGTTCATTGAGATCTTGGATGCATTACATCAATCTAAGATCTGCACACGGTACCCAAAAAGAACACATGTTGATAGCTAACGATTGTAGAGCAATCTTCATGACACAGTTCCCTATTATCTCAGAAGCATTGGAGTGGACACATGCCTAGTTATCCTGTAATCAACCAAAAGACTGGAGAGAAGAAAGAACTCTCTATGTCTATGAAAGAGTATGACCAATGGCGAAAGGACAATCCAGACTGGGATAAAGACTGGCAAGCGGGTATAGGTGGTCACATGTATGGTACACCTAAGATGGATGATGGTTTCAAAGAAGTCATGTCCAAAGTCCAAGCAGCACATCCTAAGGCGAACTTATCTCGTTTCACATAATGGCAAGAGCACGCAAGAAAACTGGCACTCCTTAAACAT